CTTTCGGCCCATTTCCCACTCGATTTATAGAGCAGTTTGAGTGGGTAGGTACTAGTGGAATTACTAACGCTGCTCCGATTATTTCGGGTAATTTTTCAGGTATGTTTTGTCCTGGAACTAATCCGGGTTCTAGATTGAAATCAATAAAAGGAACAGAGTGGCTTTCTAATAACACTATTTTTACAAATATGTTTTATAATTGCACTTCTCTTAAAACTATTCCTCTATTGAATACTCAGAGTGGCACTAATTTTACAAGTATGTTTCAAAATTGCCATTCTCTTGAAACTATTCCTCTATTGAATACTCAGAGTGGTCTTACTTTTACAAGTATGTTTCAAAATTGCTATTCTCTTGAAACTATTCCTCTATTAAATACTCAGAGTGGCACTATGTTTCAAAGTATGTTTAGTACTTGCCCTTCTCTTGAAACTATTCCTCTATTGAATACTCAGAGTGGCACTAATTTTCAAACTATGTTTCAAAATTGCAGTTCTCTCAAAACTATTCCTCTATTGAATACTCAGAGTGGCACTAATTTTCAAACTATGTTTGGTAATTGCTATTCTCTCAAAACTATTCCTCTATTGAATACTCAGAGTGGTCTTACTTTTACAAATATGTTCTTTACTTGCACTTCTCTTGAAACTATTCCTCTATTGAATACTATAAACGGCAAAAATATTCAAAGTATGTTTAGTACTTGCACTTCTCTTCAATCTATTCCTCTATTGAACTTTAGTGCCGCGACAACGATTGGAACTCCGTTTTCTGGTTGTTCTAGTCTAAAGCAAGCAGCAACTACAGCACCAGCAAGTGGTACCCCTTGGTCTGTAAACGATCTAAATTTATCACCAGCAGCAATAAACCAAGTATTTGCCAATTTACCAACAGGTGGTGCAGGTAGAACCTGCAACATCACCAACAATTGGGGTGCAGTAGGATGCGATAGAGCAGGTGCTACCGCCAAAGGTTGGACTGTACAAGGATAAATACTCAAAAGGAATTCACTCATGCCAGAATCATATAAAAGCGTAGGAACCTATCTCAACACAGCAGGTACAAACACCATCTATAGCGGTGTTGCTGGTACTGCAATTGTAAACTCTGTGAATTTTAGCAATACGAATAGTACAAACGGAACAACAGTCACCCTTGAAGTAGTAAAGGGCAGCACAGGATATTCTCTTATCACCAATGCCTCGGTTCCCGTTACAACTACCCTACAAGCCTTAGACAGTCCAATTATTCTTGAGTCGGGAAATACCCTGCGGGCTACTCCTGGCACAACAGGATACATTCATGCCTTTGTGTCGGTTCTTGAGATTACTTGAATATTTTATTGGTTTTTGGCATTGACCTGCGATTACCTCAACTAAATATAGTTTGATAGCACAGTTTCTTTAAATATGGAGAATATAATGGTTACTACGATTGAACAGACTACACCGATTACCCCCGCCGCAGTTGTATCGGCACCCACCAACAATCCATCGAAGACAAAGACGATCACTCTATGCATGATCGTTAAGGACGAGGCAAAAGTTATTGAGCGTTGCCTTGCTTCCGTTCTTCCTCTTATTGATAACTGGGTCATTGTTGATACCGGTTCAACAGATGGAACACAGGAAAAGATTCGCAAGTTTTTCGAGAATGTTGGCATTCCTGGCAAGATGTACGAGCGTCCTTGGAAGAACTTTGGACATAATCGTAGCGAGGCTCTTGAACTTGCTAGCACCGAAGGCGACTATGCTTACATGATTGATGCTGACGAAGTTCTTGTATTTGATCCTGGATTTGATCCTGATCAATTCAAGGCAAGTCTCAATGCCGATCTGTACAACATCTTTGCCGAATACGGTGGAACCAAATATCACCGTCCACAGATGACAAGCACGAAGAAGAAGTTCTACTATCGCGGCATTCTTCATGAGTATGTCGATTGTCATGATGAGATTCAGACACGCGACTTTGCTCGTGGATTTAAGAATACTCCAATTCAGGATGGCAATCGTTCAAGTCAGGCTGGTAAGTATGAGCGAGATGCTGAACGCTTTGAGGAAGCACTCAAGGGTGAAGTTGATCCAAAAGACTTCAACCGTTATCACTTCTATCTTGCACAGTCATACCGTGACTCACAGCAATGGGAGAAGGCTCTTGCTGCATATCTAAAGCGAGCAGAGTTAGGTGGATGGAACGAAGAAGTGTTCTATTCGCTCTATCAAGCAGGTCGCATCATGGAAGTACTGAACAAGAACCTTGATGAAATCATCAAAGTGTACTTCAATGCTTATCAGGCTACTCCATATCGTGCAGAAAGCCTATGGGCAGCGGCTCGACTTTGCCGTCTGAACATTCGTTTTGATCAAGCATATTCCTTTGCAAAGCAGGGACTAAAGTGTCGTTGTCCTGAAGGCGCACTCTTTATTGCGGCTCCAATCTATGAGTGGATGCTACTCGATGAGTTTGCAATTGCTTCTTATTGGGCAGGACATTTTAAGGAATCTCGTCAGGCATCGGTTGCTCTCTTACAGCAGGGAAGATTCCCACCTGATCAGAAGGATCGTATTGAAGCAAATATGAAGTTTGCTACAGAGGAACTGATGAACACATAATGGCGGGAATACCCTCGCATCTAATGTTTCCACGAAACGGTGGATCGGACTCCATACGATCCACCGTTTCTCTTGGATTTACCGCACCTTTCGCTCCTGGCATAGTAGTCTGTGTTGGGAGCGATGGTGTTTTGCGTTCATACGGTAATTGTAATCCCAATGATCCTATACTAGGAATTGTTGAAAATCTACACCCTCCAATGAATACAGAGGTAGATGTAGTCCTTTCAGGAATGGTCAATCTTGACTTTATTGAGTCGGGAAAGAACTATTTCTTAAATGCCGATGGAACCCTAGGAAACGAGGGTACTATTCTTGTAATGCAAGGAATCGGAAAAGGTCGAGGAGTGTTCACACGCCCTACAGTATCGGTTACACACGCTAGCGCACCTGTAGGGACGCTTATGGCTTCATGGTCTGCCGATGTTCCTTTTGGTTGGTTAGAATGCAATGGATCTTTGATCAAAGCAAAGGACTATCCTGCATTATTTACTACTTCCTTTGGTAATCATGAAAGTATCAAAGTTAAAACCATAAGTGGTTCGGAAAACATCCTCGTATTTGCTTACGATGGTAATATCCCTGCAAATACCCCGCTCAATATGTCCGCACATGGTTTGGTTGTTGTTATGTCATGTAGACAAGGGTTGCTCACAGTAACATCCTCAAAACCCTTTACCCTGCTACAAACTGCTCCCCATTCGCTTCAGGAGTTGACTTCTGCTGATCCAAATGACTTCTTTTTGCCTACAAAGGTCGAACTACGCCTTAAGTGGATTGTTAAAACCTGAAAGCATCGTTAGAGAAAGTCTAAATAGCATCGGAGGAATTCGATGCCTGTCAACACGCGACAAAAATTAATAGATTACTGCCTACGCCAATTAGGTGCGCCGGTGGTTGAAATCAATATAGATGACGATCAACTGAGCGACCGTGTAGATGATGCGTTGAAATTCATGTCTGAATACCACTTTGATGGGGTAGAGCGCGTATATTTAAAATATGTACTAACTGCTGAAGACATTGCTCGTAAGTACCTGTTGCTTGAAAGCGACAATACTAATAGTTTGTCTGCATCAGATCGCCTACAGTCAATAAGCGAAGAGGGTCTTACTGGAGGTACACCTGAACATCTTACGGGTGGTGTAGTCCCTATTGACAATCTTATTACGAGCGTAACTAGCATCTTCCATGTATCGCAACAAACAATTGATATGTTTGATGTCCGTTACCAATATGCACTGAATGATTTATATACATTCGGCACTATTGATATGGTTCAGTATGATTTGACTCAACAATACCTATCTTTGCTGCGACAGTATTTGTCCCCTGATAAGTCTGTCAATTTCAGCCGTGTGACTAACAAGTTAGAAATCTACATGGATTGGAAAATTGTAAGACCGGGTGCTTATCTGATTATTGACTGTTATCGTATTCTTGATCCTCGGGTACATACCGAAATATACGAAGACAGAATGCTCAAAAAATATTTGACTGCTCTCATTAAGCGACAATGGGGTACAAATATGAGCAAGTACAGCGGCATCAAACTTCCCGGTGATGTTACTCTTCGTGGTGTTGATATTTTCAATGAGTCTCAGAAAGAAGTAGACGAAATTGAAGTTGAACTTGTAAAGAAATACGAACTACCAATAGATTTCATGATGGGATAAAATGGCACTCAATCCATACTTTAATAAGTTCAAGAATTTACCAGAGCAGAACCTCATTGAGGATCTGACTATTGAATCCATCAAGATACATGGTATGGAGATGTTCTACATTCCCAAAACTATGGTGGTAAAAGATGATTTCTTTGGAGAGGCACCATATTCACGATTTAGTTCTTTCAAGATGATAGAGATGTACATGGATACTACCACCGC